CGTCCCAGTCTGCTCGACGGCGTTCTGGGATGCCCGAAAGAACGGTTTTCCACCCGGAGCAACCCCGATTGTGGCCGCTTCAGCCTTGTGTCCGGTCACATCGGTCTTGTTTGGCATGGCAAGATACTGCCCGCCCGCAGGCCGCTGGTCTTCGGGAAACATCCGCTGCGGCTTCGGGAAGACTGACATCGGGTTCTGGATGTCAGGACCAACCTCGCCACCCTCGTCATCGACAGTGCCACCATCAGCGCGGGCGATGCGCGGCTTACCGGAGATGAAGTCGTAGCGGTTGCGATCTTCCAAAAGCTCAATGGACGGCCTCCCGCGTTCTTTGGAGGCGTCCTGATACTCCACATGGGCCACCGGGAAGTGGTCCTTGTAGACGTACTTCGGCGGGTTGATGCCGCCCCAGCGGGACACATGTACCACGTCGTGTCCGACCACCTTCATGGGGGCATAACCGCTATGGAGCTTGTATTTGTAGACGTCGCCGATCTGGACGTTGTCGAACGCTCCAGCTTTCTGGGCGGCGTCATAGGCTTCATCTGCCGCATCCTTGGCAGCAGCAAGGCGGTTGAAAATGCCCTCAATCTCTGGCGGGGGGCTGTTGTCGATCTGATTGAAGTTGCGAAGGGCGCGTGCCACGCCCAGATCAACTGGCTTATCGTCTTCGTCACCGACCGAACCACCGTCGGCCTTGTTCATGTGTTTCTGTTTGGGGTCGAACTTGCCGTTGTTGAAGATCGACTTGATCTGCTGCGGCTCCTTGAGCGCCACGACAAGGTTGCCGTTCTGGCTGGCTGGCATCCACGCATCGTGGCCCTTGGCACGCAGCGTGTCGAACCAGTCGGACTGCGCTGCCTTGTAGTTGCCGCGCAAATACTCTTCCGGCAGTTCGCCCGTGTACGGGTTTTCGGCTTTCACATAGGCGGGGATCACGCGGGACGCAGTATTGGTCTTGACCATGTTCCAGCCGTCGCGCTTGTAGCCTTGGCTGTCGTTCTCTTCAGCGTACGATGATGCAACCGCAGGGTCGCGCACAAACCACGCGCCATGACGGCCCACGTTGTGCGAGGTGAAGTCATTGTCCTTGCTGGTGCCCGTGTAGAAGACGTGCGGCTCACCATTGGTGTGGGTGACGCTGTTGCCGAACCAGTTGCGGAAGTTTTCGTTGTCGGTGACTGATCCGCCATCGGATTTGGTGATGTCGGGATTGGCTGGGTCGAAGGTGCCTTGGTTCCCTGTGGCGCTCTTGACCTGTTCCGGCTTGAACGCGACGTATTCCTTCGACCCATCAGGGCGGTGCGCGATGATGCCGTCAAAGCCAGAGTTGCGGATCGTCTTGTGGATTTTATCTTGGCCAAACTGGTTTACCATTGTGCCATCTGACGTATCACGCAGAAAAAGGTCGCGTACGGTTGCCGTGTCGTTATCCAGTTTTTGAAAAAGCTGTTCGCTACCCTCTTTTGCGTTGTTCGAGTTGGTAGGATTCAACCACAAGGCATTCTTGATCTCATTCTTGATGTAATCTTTCCACGCTGGATGGCGCAGAACGCTATCAGTAAATGGGTTTTTCATGCTGACGTGCAGCTTGAACACCTGACCATGCGGCTTGGCCTCGGTATTTTCACCGCGAATGCCTTGCGCGAAGTCGCTTGCAACCTTTGGGCTGTCGGACAGGTAGATGCCGGGGCCAAAATTGCCATATTCTGACGGCCTGAAATCGCGGAAGTCCTGCGCGTCGATGTTGCGCTGGGTCTGCTCCGGGTCGATCTCGCTGGTCCAGCCCTTGGTGGCGATCTTCGGCGCGTTACCGTGATACAGCACATCCGGCACCAACGGGTGGTTGCCAGCAAGGAAGCCGACCTTGCCGCCATCGGCGTGGACCTGACGGGGGACGTTTGGCAGATATTTCGATGGGGCGATCTGGCCACCAGCGCGGGTGACGGCGGTGCGGGCGCGGGCTTTGTCAAGCAGGCCCGCCGCCGTCAGCTTTGCGGCCCGGATCGCCTTGTCGGTCATTTCTTACCACCCTTCGGGATTTTAGCCAGATGGTGCTGGCTCTGGATTTGGGCTGCCAGCTTGATGGCGTCTTGGGCGTGGTCGCGCTGCTGCATGTCGCGCTCGTGCTGCATGCGGACGGCGTCGTTCATCTGGTCGCGGTCGATTTCCATCTGCTTGACTTGGAGGTCTTTCTCGCGGTCCAGATCGCGGTTCTCGTCGTTGGCCATGTCGCGCTGGGCCGAGATTTCCATCTGACGGGCCTTGTTCTGCTCCGACATCATCTTGATCTGGAGTTCCTGCGGGTCTTTGCCAGCGGGACCAGCAAGACCCGTGGGTGCGGCTGGCTGCTGCGCCTTGATCATGGCAGCCTGCGCCCGCATCGTATCGGCATCGGCCCGCTGGTGGGCGATCTTGACATCCTCCATGCCCTTCAGGAGGTCGGGGCTGGGCTGGTTGCGCTGATCTTCGGGCTTGAGGAATTGTTCGGGGTTGGACCAGCCGATGGACCGCAGCGCGGCCTTGTCGATGGCCAGTTCATCGTAAAGCTGCGGGTTTGCGGCCTGCAGTTGCTTCAGCGCCATGATCTTCATCACGCGCTGGCTGTGGCTTGAGGTGTTCGGGTCCGCTTGCGGCACCAGTTCGACATCGGTGAGGGCCTGCATAAACAGTTCCTCGTTCCACGCGATGGTGGGCTTGCGGTTGCGCTCCCAGAAGCTCTCCGGGTGTTCGCGGAAGCACTGCACCAGCAGCGAAAACTCTTCGGCCTGTGCGCTGTGCATGCGCTTGTGGACCGCGTTCAGGATTTTGGTTGCCTGTTCGATCATGGCGAGGGTTGTTCCCACAGGCGCATCAGCACGGCCCTCGCCCACCTGCAGTTCCGACGTGCCACCGACACGCATGCCAGTCTCGCTCATGTTCTGCACCAGCCCCATCAGGGCCTGCGACGGCTCCTTGTAAGGCAGCGGCATGATGGCGTCGGTGATCTTCTGGCCACCAGTCTTGACCTGTGCGCCGCCCCCCGGCGGGACGCGGAAGATGTTGGTGTTCTGGCGGGCACCGACATCGCTGATCAGGAAGCCGGGGAAGTTGGCATACATGCCAGCGTCCAGCAGTTCGCGCCATGCGGCGGTGATCGCGTTGGTGGTGTTGCCAAGGATGTGCAGCAGGCCGATGTCATAGAAGCCCAGCCCCGGCACGAACGTGTACTTCACGAACGTTGTACGCGCCTCCGGCAGCATTCCCGGCTCCGGCTGGTCGTAGTTGCGGGTGATGGACAAGATTTCGCGGGTGGATACGTCGATGGTCACGCGGTACGGGATTTCCAGACCTGTGACCTTGCCCTTGAACTTGTGTTCATGGCCCTTGATGTCCAGTTCGCAGTAGATTTCGTAGATTTCGCGGTCACGGTCATCGGGGTTGGCCGACGTGGTCGTGATGCCTTGCTGCGATGCCTTGGCCTCGGCGGCGGCGTCCGGCGTGACCTCCATCGGGGTGGACAGTTCGATGTCGCGGTAGACGCCAAGGATTTGCAGGCGCTTGACGGTCGACGGCTTGAGGTTGACGCGGTGCGTGATCCGCATGGCGGTCGACAGGTCGGTCGCGGCGTTGTTGACGATCAGGTTGTCGGCATCCACGCTGTCGCTGGCCGGACGGTTCCGCAGCGGGCAGAAGAACACCTTCTTGAACGACGTGCCACCGAAGCCCAGCAGCAGCAGCATGCGGTCGGTGTCGGGGTAGTATTCGCGGGCGGTCGAGGTCAGGAAGTGGTTCATGTCCTTTTCGAACGCATTGGCGATCTCATCGCGCTGCGTGGTCGAGCCGTTGGCATCGTCCCTGATCTTGACCGGACCATCGGTCGGCAGCAGTTCGGAGCGGGCGTTCGCTTGGAAACGCAGCACAGCCTCTTGCAGCAGCGGGTGCCGGACCTTGGACATGCCTTCGATGGGTGCGCCGTCACCAGTGCCCTGCAGCCCCGGCAGTTCGATCTTGAGACCAAGCAGCTTGATGCCCTGTGCGCGGTCTTCGATCCACTCGTTGCGGCTCTCCAGATCGTCAGCCACACCGCGCAGGAGGTCTTCGGCGATGCGGGTCAGTTCGGACTGGTCGATCTTTTCGGCGAGGTTGTCGAACCACCCTTCGGGCTGGCCGTCAACATCTTCGGCGTCCGCGATGGGCTTGCCATCCAGCGACAGGGTGATGCTGCCATCCCCGTGGTCGATCTTCATGATCGCGCCGTCTTCGTTGATTTCAGGGATGTCCCCCAAATCGTCACCGCTGTGTTCGATCTGGACATCCATGTCGCCCATTTCGTCGGGTTCGCTTGCCCCAGACAGGCGGATGTTTGGGTTCAAGCCCGACATAGATGGTCCCCTTCAAGGTAATGGCTGCGCCATTGTATCAGGCGCAGCCACCCTTGTCATCAGTCGGCGCTTTCCTCCAGCAACAGGTACGCGCCAGCCAGATAGTTGATGGCACCAAGCAGTTCGCGCTGTGCGGCATCAACATCCATGCGGCTGGCTTCCTGCGTCTTCTTGATCGCCTGATACATGCAGCCGATGGGGCTTCCGTTCAGCATCCGGCTGATCTCCAGCATGGGCTGACGGTCAAACGGCTTGCCCTGCCCATGACGTTGTGCGCCTTTGCCGCCTGACGCCTGTTCCAGTGCCAGCATCAAGACGCGCCGCAAGGGGGCATAATTGCCATTAGCGTCAAAGATTGAGAAACTGTCTTTTGGACCCTCAACCTTGCCGGAAAGATGGCACCAAAACCCGTGAGTTTCTCCAACAGGTTTTAGGCAACATGCACAAACGGAAGTCTGCTGGTAAATCACCTCTGGGTCCGATGGCGGCAGATCGCTCAAATCGGGTTCTTCTTTCCATTTTGCCATGTCACGTCACCAGCGCGAAGATGAAGAGGAAGAGGCCCACCCAGACCCACGGGTCATTCATGGATGGCCTCCACAGGCTTGTCGGCTTGGTTCTGGTACTTTCCATCGTACGACGCAGGTGATGCGACCTCGTGGAACAGTATCTGCGCGATGCCAGCGCCCGCCGGGATGAACAGCGGCTCGGTCCCGTCATAGACCAGTTCGAGGGTCAAGAACCCTTTCCACCCCGGCTCGACCACGGTGTTCCGCACTGACAGGCCCTTGCGTGCCCACGTCGATTTGTCGTGGACGACGCCCACCAGATAGGGCGGCATCTGGAACTCTTCGATGGCCGACGCGAGGCAGAACCGTTGCCCCACATGCACGCCATCCACGGTGACGCGCGGCGGCATGAAGTCTGGGATGCGGAAGTCGATGTTCTGCTTGATGCGGATGTCATATCCCGCCTCGGACAGGCCGTGGCTGACGCCATGCAGCCGTTCCTTGGTGGTGAGCATGTCCTTGATCGGGGCTGCATCCAGCAGCGATGTGCCGTTCAGGATCATGTCCACGGTCCTTTTGTCGCTGCCTTCACGGCCCACATCGCGGCGTCTTCAACCTGCGTCTGGGCAAGAGATTTGAGGCGCATGACCTCGGTGTTCGGCTCACCGCCGCTGTGCGCGTCAATGGTTTCGATCAGGTCGATCAGGTCAGCCGCCTGCCGTTTGATGCACATGACGGTGTCGTCTTGGCTGGGGTTAAAGCTGATCCCCACACGGTATTCGCCCTTGGTCATTCCACCAGCCCCCAGTCCTCTGCCAGCATGTCCGTCTGGCTGGCCAACCACGGCACAAACGCGCCGTCTGCGGTCTTCATGCCGATCCACGGCAGTAGCTTGAGGCCAAGGATGTGCGGGTCATAGCCTACCTGATATTGTTCAATCAGGCGCAGCCACATCCCCTTGCCGTTCCACCCTGCGCGGGCCACGCGCTTGCCCGCTTTCAGGGCAGCGATTGCATCACCAAAGTTCATCATGCCTGATCCTCCGGGATGCGCTCAAGGTTCTTTGTCCCGGTGAAGCTCCACGGCACGAAAGTCAGGTTGTGCGCGTACTGCCACGCCTCAATGGCGGCGCGGATGCGGGCTTGCAGGTCTTCGCTCTGTTCCTTACTGACGTCGAAAATGGGGTCGCCGCTCTCGTTGCAAAGCTCGTACGCCGCCTCTTCTGCGTTATCCAAGAAGGTATCGACATCGAAGTACCCGGCCAAGCGCAGCGGCACCTTGCGCGCCATCACGACATATCCGCCGTAGCCATCCAAATCGTCAATGGCCTGCTCGCGCGTGTCGAACGGGCCACCGCTGAACTCCTCTTCATTGCTGCCGGAGTACCACTTCCATTCCAGATGCTCAGTCATTGTAATCCAGCCTCCGCTTGTTCAATTTCACCCCAAGGACCGCCGCACGCGGTCTCGAACAGCAGGCTCAACATGCCGTGAAGGCGGCCCGCGATGTCTGGGTTTTCAACGTAGATGATCACGCCCCCAAGGGAATCGATCTTTTCAATCAGGGACGTGGAGTTCGGACCGGAGACGAAGAACTCATCGCCCTCCACGTCCGACTTATCCACGAACCCGAAGAACGGCGTGGGCGTGTCTCCCAGCATCGCCATGCCCATTGTCAGGATGGTCTTCGGGCTGCCGTAGACGACCTTCACGCGGGCACCATGCCGTTGGCGATGCCACGGACCATGTTGTCAATCTCTTCGTTCAGCACCTGCCGCAGGGTGTCCAAGGACTGGACGCGGGAACCATCTTGGACGCAGCCCATCCAGAATGCGATGGCACCACGCGCAGCGCCGACCACCACCTCTGGCGGGCTGATCTGATCGTCGTTGACCATAGCGCCAAGGCTGCTGGCGATCTGGTTTGCCACCTCGCTGATGTTATCTTTCATTGACTTGTTCCATTGCCTTGAATGCTGCGTCTTTCTCGGTCTCGGCTTCGATGACAATGACGTCGGTCGCTCCGGTGTCCATATTCGTCACTGTGACGACCCACTCGCCGGGGGTGTACGGCTCCACGGTGGCATTAAGCCTCTTCATGGACAGCCCCGATCATGTGGTCAGCGGACGAAGTCACGAAGCTAATCAAGGCA